GGACGTGCCGTTCGCAATGCGTGAGATCGAGATCCCGTTCGCGGTGACGACCTGCCCTGCGGTGTAGGCGGTTGAGGGCGCCCAGAGTGGCGCATAACGTGTGTCACCCACCGTTTGCACACGCTGGTCCACCGCAGCCCGTGTCGGGCCCGACGCCTCCACCAGAGGCGCCACCACAGAGTTCGACACCTGCCCGGCAGGCAGCTCCGTACGGCCGACCTCAAGCCACGCGTCGGGGTCGTCGGCGGGACCGGCGTACGAGACAAGCTCGAGCACGCCCGAGGACTCCTCGGTCTCCACCGATGCGAGACCGAAGCCGCGCGGGCCACGAGTGATCTGCACCGCCGTCGACGACGGTGCCGTGTTCACCTCGTCGGCGAGATCGATGTCGCCTCCCGAGACAGCCCAGAAGAAGATCGGATTGATCGAGACCGGCTTGGTGCCGTACTTCGCGTCCTTGAACGTCGCCTGCCACTGCAGCGCCGACATGTTCGTGTTCGACGAATCCGGTGCCGGGACGGTGACGTAGTCCAGTGGCCCATTGACGATGTCACCGAGCGCTGAGATCTCGCACTCGATCGAGGTCAGCACCTTTAGCTTGGTGCGGCCGGCGTCGGTGTACTGCAACGGCGTGCCGCCCTTGACCATCGGCGTCAACACCAACGTCGCCGAGATCGCCTCCTCGTCCGGCGCCACATCGGAATCGTTCCCGTCCTTGACCAACGCGGTCACATTGACCCGCACCCTCGAATATCCCAACGGCATAGTTCAGTCCTCGCTCTCGTAAAATGGGTGAAACGGATCAGACCAGCACGCGAACCTCGGCTACCGGCACCGAGTTCACGAAGGAATAGCGCGCAATGAACGCGCCGATCCACGTCTGCGACGGCGACGCGAGCGCGTTGATGCCATCCCGGAACGCGATCAGACGGTCGAGGGTGTGGTTGAACACCCACGCATAGTCGCCGGAGATGTTGAAGGACATCTGATGTCCCTCTTCGACGTAATCCGTACCCACCGCGAGGATCGGCTGGGTGGGTGACGTCCATTCGGGACGAGTCAAAGTTGCGCCCCACGTGAAGCCATGCAGCGTCACGCTGCGCGGGTGAATGATGCACGCCAACCCCTGCGTCCCCGCCGCATTCATCCGAGCCAGGATCGCCGAGCGGGCCGTCAGGTTCGGGTCACCGATCCCGTCACCGAGAACGAACTCGATCCGCACATCGCCCGCACCGGCATCTCGGCGGACCTGGCGATACCCGTCCGACCCAGCAACCGGGCTGTTCATCGACAGACCGTTTTGATGGATTCCGAAGTTGTTGCCCGCCGTCTGGGCCCAGCCGTTGCCGACCGTGGTCGAGTTTGCACGGTCGAAGTCGTCGAAGAAGATGGACGTCCAGTTCTTGCGCAACGGATTTGCGGGAAGATCGTAGGTCTTGAAGTCGTCGATCGAGGACACCGGGCCCCGGATCTGCGCGAAGTTCGCCGATCTCTTGCGTGGCCCGAATCGGTAGTTGGGGTCGTACAGATCGAGCAACAATTCCGGGTATCCGTTGATCCACCCGATCATGTACCGGTCCTCGAACACGTGTACCTTGACCGTGATCGCGGCTGTCCACGCGGCTGCATTGAGGTTGAATGAATCGCTACCGATGCCCGACCACAGCCAGGTCGACTTGTCGCGACTGTAGAACTTGACCGACCGTGTGACTGTTTCCTTGCCCTCGTCGTCCTCCTTTGTGTCACGCTCGAAATGGACGTACACCTGGTAACGCGTCGAGGACGCCGAACCGCCTTCTGTCCAGTTCTTGTCCAGCCATACATCCATCACCGCGTCGGAAGACCCGGACGAGATCGTGCGAACGAACTCCACGCCCCAGTTCTCGGTCAGTGGTTGGTGCTCGAACGCCACTCCGCCGTCCGGATTACCGCCACGAACGGCGCCCTCGGCCGCGAGTTTGAGCTTGTTGTCCACCAACGCGAATGCGGCTGAATCGCCCCAGAAGTTCCAGGGCGGTAGAACAGGATTTTCGTTCGGCCGGTCGAAGGTGTCGAACCATCCGGCGAGCGCACGAGCGGGGCTACGGCGCAACAGAAACCCCATCAGAGCAATGCACCGATGAGCGCACACTGCAGCACGGACGAGTTCCCGCCGATTGCTGTCACGGTGCACGAAATCCGGTGCCCATCCAAGACGCTGATGTCCGGGCTGTTGTCGATGAACTCGACCACCCCGGCAGGGATCGTCGATGTGTGGATCACCGTCGAGACCCGACTGGGAGAGGTCGAAATAAGCTGCACGGTCATAGCTCCTGTATTCGTGATCAGCCCGTAGATGACACGTGAGATCTTGCGGGTGCGGCCGGCCGGGACGTCCATCACCACACCGAGCGCGAGCTCGTTCTTGCCGAGCACGACACCCGCCGAGGCGACGATGAACTCGTCCTTCCACCGTGCGGCTGCCGCGTACGCCACATCCGCCGAGGTCTGCGCAGCGAGCGCGATGTCCTCGACGCTGTTCGCTGTCTCCTGCGCTGCAGTGGCTTTCGCGTCCGCGTTCTCGGCGATACCGAGCACCGCACCGGCCGCGGCCTCGGCGTTGTTCGCCTGCTGCACTGCTTGTGCGATCGCCGACTGGTCGGCGTTGCGCACCGCGAACGCCGCCAGCCCGGCCGACCACTGCGGCACAGCAAGAATCGCAGTCCAGCACTGCACCGAGAAGCCCGATGTCACATGCGCCATGTCGACCGGGAAGCTGGATGTGTCGGGGTGGTCGATGATCACGACGTCGTCGATGATCACCTGGTACCGCGTTCCGATCATCCGCAGCTTCGGCGTCGAGCTGTTCGAGTACGCCTTCGGGTAGTCCGGTCCCCACTGTGTGCGGTTGACCGTGAGTCCCGACCTGGTGAACCGGCCGATGCGTGTCTTGTTGCCGAAGAAGTCGACGTAGACGCCCTCGGTCATGTCGGCATTGCAGCGGCCGTAGATCGTGGTGCGCGGCTGATTCGGTGTGCCGCGCGGGTGGACGACGACACCGACCTCGTAGTTCGCCGACGTCGCCAGGAACGGGCAGCGGGCGTACCGGATACCGTCGTCGGGGAACGCAGACCGGGTCATCTGCGCGGCCTGGTCGTGGATGCCGAGGGCTTCACCGTCGCCGAACTGCACCCACGGCGGCACGACACCAGGCTCGGGAGAGCCGAGGACCGAGTCGTTGTCGCCGCGTTTGAAGTTGTCGTAGTACTCCGAGCCGACCGCGAGCTTGTTCTCGATCGCCGACACACGGGAGGCGAGCGAGGCGTCACGGCCGAACAGCAGACCGACCCAGGTGCCGAGATCGGAGTAATCGCCGTCCTCGATGCCGGTGATCGCTTCGACGAGATCGCCGACGATCGGCACGCCGCCGACGAACTGCGAGAGTCCTTCGAGCGAACCGCCGCCGAGGATGTCGAGGATCGACGCGGGCAGAGAGCTTTTGCCTGCGGTGCCCTCGAAGATCGCGCCGAACACGAGATCGGCTGCCTCCTGTGTGGAGCGCAGATCGCCGCGGTTGCCGAATGCGTCGAGCGATTCCTCGGAGGTGTAGAACGTGGGGAGCTTTTGCTCGTACCGATCCGCTGGGAAGTCCTCGAATCCCTGGTACCCGCCCGCTTTCCACGGATCGGTATCGAGCATCGACATCGCTACACCACTCTCGTCAGACGGGCTCTCAGTTGAGCGAGGTCAGGGCGGGCGCCCCAGCCGAGCGTGTTGCCGGCTTTCTTCACTGCGACGACGTACAGCACCACCGGGGTGTCGACGGGGATGACGCCTTCGGTCGAGCCCGGTTGAATGGCGACGTCGGAGTGCGCACGGAGTGCGACCTCACGCCAGCCCTCACCGTCCTGGCCTTTGCCGTAGCCGAGGATCGCGCCGGACGTCGCATTGTCCCTGCGGATCTCGATGTCGATCTGGTGTCCGGCCTTGGCGTTGACGTCGACACCACCGGAGAAGTCGAACCGGTAGGGGTAGGACTTGCCGGGAATGTTCAGCGCGACGAGCTGCTGACGGGTGTCGGTCGAGGCTTTCGTGAACGCGGCCGGGAAACCGGACGGCGGCACGACATACTCCTCGATCGCCGTGGGCGGGGTGTACCAGTGGAGCTTGCCGTCCGAGTCCTGATGCCGCAGCGCCTGGCCTTCGGTCGGGGTACCGACGACGTCGACGGAGGTGTAGATCGGTCCTGACGGACCGACGTCGCCTGGCGGTCCCTCGGGTGGCTCGGGCAGATCGAGATGCAGCGCATACGGGCCACCGGCCGGGCCGGTCACCTCCATCACCGCGTCACCGACGACCTCGCCGTCGTAGGTGACCGTCCCCGGCTGCACAGTCGGAGGCGGACCCACCGGGCCGATGTTGCCGTACGCATTGGCATAGACAACGAACGTCGCACCGTCCCACACGTATTGAGCGTTCGTGTTCGTGTTCCGGTAGGACCAGTTGAGATTCGCCTGCGTCAGCGACGTCGCCAACGTAGCAAGCTGCGCACTCGTCCGGTCACCCTTGTGAATGACACCGGGGATACCGGGCGGACCAGGCTCGCCCTGATACGCAGGCAGACCCAACTGCGCGCGCTGCGCCGATCCGTCCTGACGACGGCGGACATGCAGAAAGGTATCCGTCATCGCGGGCATACCCGCAGCCTGCGGAATGCCGATGATCTCCAGGTCGACGTTCAGCGTCTCGATCGGGTCATTCGCCATCGCCGGACTCCTCACCACCAGGCCGCAGTGCGGCGCGAACCTTCTGCTTGAGCGAGCGCCACGCCGCGTCCCGAGTTTCCTCGAGCGCCACGATCCCGGTCTCGCGATGGACCAACCGGAACGCCTCCTCGGCGCCGATGGTGCGGACCTCGACCTCGCCGAAGTCCGGGGTGTTCTCGACGTCCTGACGCGAGACCCACTCCCCTTGGTCGAACACGATGTTCGCCTGCCAGTTCAGGATCGCCTGCGCCAGCAGGTTGGTGACACCGTTCTGCCCACCGGGCAGATTCGCGACCGTCGAGTTCGACAGCGGCGCCGCTTCGAGGAACTTGCCGAGGTCGATGACCGCGGGATCGGAACGGTTGTACCGGGGCTCGATGTTCGCGGTCATCGCTCGATCACATCCTCAGGAGCCGGACGAACCCGAGCCATCGCGGCGTCACGCTTCTCTCGTTCGCGTCGCTTCTCGGCGCGGGTCTCACGTTGCTCGCGCAACAGCGATCTCATCATCCACAGGTAGGCGACGACACCAGCCGGATAGATGAACGCGCGGAACGTGTCCCGGTTCCAGTAGTCCGACTGGTAGATGACGCTGAACGAGATCTGCGCCAGCACGAACGACATCACCAGCGATTTGACGAGGTAGACACGCCCGACCCGGTTGTGCCGCCAGCCATCGTAGGACCGAAACAGGTACAACAACGTGAAGCTGATCTGCACGACGGCCAGAACGAACAGCGACCAGTTGCCGAATTCACGCAACGTCATCTGCCACCCCACGCCTGTTGCAACATCTCGGTCCATCCATTGCGCCGCAACTCCTTCCACAGAACATCGGTCACTTCCACTGCCTCGGCGCGCTCGTGCTCCGACTTGATTCGACGTTCCACTGAGTGGGCGTGAACCTCGGCGGCTTCTTTCGCCTGCGCCTGCGCGTCCTCCAGACGCGCTGTCCACGGCCACCTCATGACGACGGCCCCGCATTCCCGGTCGCTTCCCGGATCGCTTGGATGATGTGAGCCGACAATTCACCGGACACACGCTGCTCGGCGATCGTCGACGCCTGCGTCGAGATCGTCTTCTGATCCTCGAGCTCGCGACCTTGCGAATGATCGGCCGCGTCGGACAGTGCCTTGACGATCGCTCGATGCGCCGGCCCCAGGACCAACCACTCACGGACCAGAGCGAGCCCGAGCAGCAGAGAGAACACGATCACGACACCGACGACACCGACGCCTTCCCACGCCGATGGCGTGAGAATCCCCATCAGTCGGCCCTGTGTTCACCACGGTTACCGAAATACGTTCCGGCTTCCCGTGCCGCAGCGAGGATCGCTTTCACGTCGACTGGCTTGCCATGCTTGACTGCTTCCACTGCGTCGGCTGCTACTGCGATACCGAGATCGAGGACCTTTGCCTCCGGCGTGACTTTCGACCGTGCCGCTTCGGCTGCGGTGATACCGAGCAGGGCGGTGACCGCAGCGGTGACCAGGTCGCCGACCGATGCGTCGATGACGCCCTTGCCGACGAGCAGTCCGACGAGGATCACCAGCAGTGGGTAGACGTACAGTCGGACGGGCTCGTACGCACGGAGCTTCGTGAGAATGCTCATCACTTGCCGCCCTTCAGGAGCGCGAGGATCTCGTTGTTCTGCTGCATCACGCGAGCGATGCCGTCAACGAGAGTGCGGGCCTTGACGTCGCCGTCACCGAGCTGCTTCCAGCCCTCGAAGTTCGGCCCGCCCGCGAGCTGGGTGAGGATGACCGCGACTGCCTCGGTGAGGAATCGCTGCCGCGTCGGGTCGGTCTCGACGGCGTTGCCGAGGATGCTGAATCCCTTGCCGTCCGGTCCGAAGAACTGCCCCGCGACTGCTGCTGCTTCGCCTGCCATGTCGAACTCCTTCTCGGGTGTGGCCGCACCGAACAGTGCGGCGAGTTGGGTGTCGTCGCCGCGGAATGCGTTGACGTCGATTCGTTGACCGGCTACGAGTGCCGACTCGGAGAACTGCAGGAAGGCGACGTCCTTTCCGCCGACCGGCGCCCATCCCGCGTGCTTGTCGCCGGGGTAGAGCTTCGAGGCGTAGTCGACGCCGCCGACGTAGTGGCTGTTCCAGATCGGCGCGGGCAGGTTGCTCAGATCGGGCGACCCCATGCGGCCCTGCCAGTACCAGCGAGGGATGTAGATCGGGAGCAGGATCGCGCCGCGCTCGAGGAATGCGTTGATCCGCGCCCACAGGTCACCGATCGACCCATTGCGGTCGAGGTCCTCGTAGTCGATCTGCACCGTCTTGGTGCCACCGTGAGCGAAGTACGTGTCGGCCTCGCGCTTCGGGTCGGTCGCGACCTTGCAGAACACGTACCCGGCGTTACGTCCGGGAAAGTGTTCGTCCATCTGTTCTTTCGCACGCGGCCAATACGGATCGCGGTACCCGGTGCCCTCGTTCACCTTGTGGGTGGCGAACGAGAAGCCTTCGCGTTTGGCTGCGGCGAAGTCGAAGTTCTTCTGGTGGTTGCTGACGTCGATGCCGTAGAGCGTCATCGCCTGTCTCCGATCAATTGGGTGAGCACTGCCGACCAGAGCGCATCGTCGGGGTCGACAGTCGGGACGGGGATCGGTGGTGGTGCGGGCTGTCCGGGCCACAGAGCGCCTACAAGCCACGGCGTGGGGTCGAGTCGCCCGGGGCCAGGGTTAACCCACACAGAGCGGTGCACCTCGAAGTGCAGGTGCGGTGCCACTCCCCCGTTGCTGCGCGAATCGGGATTGATCCGGCCGATCTGCTGACCGGCCTCGACGCGCTGGCCGAGACGCACGGAGGGGATGATGTGCCCGTACACCGTGGTGCCGCTGCCGTCTGCGGCCGGATGGTCGAGAACGATCCACTGCCCGAACCCGGATGCCGGGCCGACCATGACGACTGTGCCGCCCTGCGCTGCGTAGATCGGCCGACCACCCGACCCACCATCGCGGCCGTAGTCGACGCCCCAGTGCGTGCCACCGCGCCACTGCTGATAGCCGAACGTGTCGGTGACGACGAACCCGTACTCGACGGGCATGAACCTCGGTGCCATTGCTCGCGCTCCTGACGATGGTTAGCTATGCGCCGAGAGCGACGCGGGTGATCCAGCCGGTGATCTTGCGGATCTTGCCGAGCGCCAACTGGCCTGGCTCTCGCTCGGGATCGCCGTCGCCGATCTGCAGCGTGAACCTGCCTCGGACCGTCCGCGAGTACTCGTAGGCGATCTCGTTGAGTTTCTCGACGCGGATCTTCTTCGACGGTGTCTCGTAGCCGACCGGCTTCCCGACTCGCAGGTCGCGGCCCACGAAATACGGTGCGCCGTGCGAGACCTCGATCTTCTGGGAGACGAAACCGCGGTGGTCCCACAGTGTCGTCTTCATCGACGCCACCGCGTTGAGCGACAGACCGGTGACCGACGATTCGCCGAATGCTTCCCGGAATCGCCACGGCCCGGCCTCACGAGCGAGCCGCAGGTCCTCCTGGGAGTGGAACGCCATGACGACGTCCTTGACCTGATCTTCGAAGATGCCGAGCTGCAGTACCGGGAAGCCCGGGATGATCGACGATGCAGCCGAAGAGATCACGCCGAGGAGCAGGTTCGCTCCGGTGACGATGGCCTGGTTGAGCCAATCAGGTGATTTGCCGCCCACGGTCGCTCGCGTGGCGAACGGAATGTGGGTGACCTCTTCGGCCTGGTCGATCGTCGAATGCTCGCCGTCGCGGTAGACCGGGATGCCTTCGAGCTCCGGGTCGGGATCGGACGGGTCGAGGATCGGGTAGGTGATCCACTCGATGGCGTCCTGCGCCATCTCGATACCGGTGCGGATGAGCCCACCGATCGCATTGCCCTCGAAAGCGAGCGGATCGCCCATCGGGACGAAGTCGACGACCAGCGTCGGCCGGGTCAGGGTGACGAACTCGGGGAACGGTTGCTCGTGTTCGCCCGGGTTGAACCACGTCATCGTGATCTCGAGGTTGTTGATCTTGCAGATGTCGACGGCGAAGTCGAGGAACTTGTCCATCCGCGCGACGCCGGCTTCCCACTTGGTGCCGTCGAAGAACCCCTTCTTGCGCGGGTTGACCATGAGTGGCCACATCGCGTTGCGGAAGATGTTGTAGGTCTGCGGATCGAGGAGATCCCCGGTAGGGATCGACCAGAGTGGCGCCTGCAGCCGAATCAGGTTCGGCGTCAGGGCCATCGACAGCAGGGTCGCGGACGGTGCGAAACCGCTCCACTCCTTCGGCCACTGGAACTCCGGGGGAAACCAGGCGTTGGGAAAGATCCGTACCCAGTTCAAAAATTCCAACGGTGAGACCGCGACGACCTGGATGTATTTCTTGCGAGTTCGGCGTTCCTTGATCCGCGCGAACGTCGTCGTGAACCAGATCGTCTGGTAGTCGGGCAGGTCGATGACGATCGGGCGAACGGCGTACTGCGACTGCCCGTAGAAGTACTCCTCCCACTGGTCGTTGTCGGGGACTGTGATCGACAACGATCCTGGGGTGAGCGACTTCTCGTTGAACTTCAGATCACGGAAGTCCCCGCACCGGCCGTACTGCTCCATGTACTTCGACATGAACCGCACACCCGGCTTGGGGTTCCCGTAGGTCTGCCGTTCCTCTTCGGCCTCGGCCGCGAACTGTGCGTACGACGCCCGGCTCATACGAGACCTTCATGGCGTTGCGAGACCGTAGCCCACAACCGCGTCTGCGAGGACGCACCCGTGATCTTGAACTGCACGCGCGTGACCTCCTTCGGCGGAATGGGATTCGGGAAGTGCTGCGCCTTCATCAGGCCCCACAGCGTCCGGCCGCGGTCGGCGGAATCAGCCGCCCGCTCACGCAGCGTCTGCTTGCGTTCGTCGGTGTCGATGAAGATCTCGCGGCCCGGGCCGATCGTCGCGGGAATCGTCACGTCCATGCCCGCGTACACAAGCCGCAGACGACCGGGACCGGTGAACACGAACTTCGGCCACCCGGGCATCTCAGGTCCCGGATACAGGTACAGCACACCGGTTCCCGCGCCCGTGGTGTTGACCCACTCGTCCTCGTCGTCCTTGGTCCGCGCGTGCGGACGGTCGGCGATGAACATGGTGTCGTAGGTCGCGCCCTTGGCGATCGCAGGATCGGACCCGTATGCGGGTTTGAACGAGCCTCGGCGCACCGCGATCATGCGCCACCCCGTCGAGGTGGTGAACCCGCAGAGCCAGCCCTGACGGTCACGCGGAAACAGGGACTTGAACCACTCCTTGCGGCGCTGAAAGTCCGCGTTCGACGTGCCGAGAATGTGCAGCGGCAGATCGATCTCGGCGTGGTCGACGACGCCGCCGACGTAATCCTCGCCCTCGTCCATCGCCGCCGCGTCGAACAACGCGGATACGTCGATGTGACCGAGCCCGTCCGGACCGTTACCGATCCAGATCCCCGGCTCGCCGATGACACCGTGCCCCGACAGCGGGATCACGATGCCCTCGGGCGAGACGTACTGGATGATCGTCCGGTCGAGACCGATCACGAACTCCACCCGCCGACAGACGCCGAGTCGGACCGCACGAGGTGGTTCGCTTCGGTACGGAGCATCTTGATGAACTCCTCGATGTCGAAGGTGGTGACGTCGCCGAACTGGATCAGCGGACCTGGCTGAGCAGGCGGCAACGGTGCTTGCCCCTCCGGTCCCTGCGCATCGGTCATCGGGGCAGTCAGCTCCGGAGACGGTTGCGAGACAGGGATGATCGGAAGGTCAGCGAGCTTGCCGAGCCCGAAGAAATCGAGCGTGTCCTTCACCGTCCCGGACGCGAAGTCCGACGCGGTCTGCCCGGCGTACTCCGACAGCGACATCGACGACGCCCCACTGGACGTGGACGACGCCGATGCCGACGACGCCGTCGCTGCGGACGTCGAGGGCGGTGTCGCCGCCGACAACGAATCCGGTGCCGACGCACCAGAGGATGCCGACGCGAGATCGGCCGGCATCGGCTCCGACGTTCCCGTCGCCTCGTCGAGGGTGGCTCCGGGCAACGCGTCCCCGCCGAGGAAGAACTCGGGCGGTAGATGCGCGTGGTCGGTGAACTCGGACCAGTCAGCACCGACAGCGCCACCGCCGACCTGACCGTTCCCTCGACCGCCGCCCATCTCGACGTTAGTTCCGTCCGGCAGAGTGCCCGCGGTATGGCCTCCGTACGGGCCACCGTTGTACCAACCGAGGTTGAACGACCCGGCAGGGCCGAGACCCGGCTGGAAGCCGCGAGCGGCCAACTCCTCGGCCATGTTCCCGGTAGCGAACCGAGACCCGAACGGATCACGGCCAGTAGCGAAGTTCGCCAGTGCAGACATCGCACCCGAGCAATCGCCCCAGTTGACGCCGCCCCAGTCGTAGTCCGCGCCTTCGAGGCCGTTCTCGCGAGGGAAACGGTTCAGGTCGTCGGCCGTGATCAGACCGCCACCCGAGAGCCCGAGCAACTTGCGGCCATCGAGCACCGCGGCGACGAGAGGGTTGTCCTCCTCGATGCCGAACGCCGACAGGTTGCCGTTGAAGTCGCCCTTATTAGCCAGATCCGACGCACCGGCCGCGAACCGCTGAGCGTCGAGGACAGCGCCGATAAGCGGGTTGTCCTCCTCCAGCCCGAGCGCGGACAGGCTGCCGGTGTAGTTCCCCCGCGCCAGCTCGGTGCCGCCGTACATTGCGCGCAGCAGATCCGCTGGCGGCACCCATCCAGCGTTGAGCATCTTCACCAGCTCGGCGCCGCCGTTCGCCATCGCCGAGGTCTTCACGACGCCCTCGCCATCGGCGACCCGGACCAGCGGGATACCGCGAGCATCGACACCGAGAATGGAGTCCGACGTCGCCGTGCCCGGTCCGGACAACACACCGTCGCGATCGCGGCTGGCGATCGTGCCACCACCCGCGAGGAGCGGAAGGTTCGGCGTGTCGATACGGAACGTGACCTGCTTGTTGATCACCGGGATCTTGAAGTCGAAGCCGAGCGAGAAGTTGTTCCACGCCGAGATCAGCCAGTTGATGGCCGACCGGAACGAATTCTTGATCCCGTCCCACAGCCCGGAGGCAGCGGAGGAGATCCGGCCGGGCAGAGCGGTGACGAATCCGACGAGTTCCTCGAACTTGCCGACGACCCAGTCCTTGGCTTCGCCTGCCTTCTCACCGATCCAGCCGATCGCATTGCCGAAGGCCGTGATCCCCGCCGAGACCAGATTCCACATGTAGTCCCAGCCCGCGCGGATCGCGTCCCACGCTGCGGTCACGATCTTCTGTCCGAGCTCGGTCTGGGTGAAGAACCACACCAGACCCGCCACGAGCGCAGCGACGGCAGCGATGATCAACCCGATCGGGTTGGCGGACATGGCCACATTGAGAAGCCACTGCCCCGCCGTCGCTGCCGCGGTAGCCACCGTGGACGCGACCAGCGCTACCTTCTGCGCCAGGTACGACGCGGCTGCCCTACCGGCCGCAAGACCGTTCGCCGCCCACGCCGCCGTGTTCGACGCGATCGCCGCAGTCGTGCTCGCCACCGCTGTTGCTGCCGCACGGGCCTGAGTCGCCGCACCGGATACCGCTGTCTTCGCCGCCGAGAACCCGTCCTTGACGGCCGTCGCTCCGCTCTTCACGGATTCGACTGCGCTGCTGTAGGTTTCCTTCACCGATGCGATGCCGTCCTTGACGGAACCGATCCCCTCGCCGACAGAATCGAACACGCCCTTGGCGGTCTCGAATCCGGCGACAGCGCCGCCGAGCCCGGTCATACCGGCAACGGCCCCGAGCAGCGAACCCTCGTTCTCGTCGAGCGCCGTCGTGAAATCACCGATCATCGGCAACGCTTCCTCACCGAGGAGGTTGACGAAGTTCTGTTCGATTCCGCGTTTGAAGGTGTCGATCTTCGACAGGACGTTGTCGTTCAGGGTGGTGCCCATCGCGTCCGTCGAGCCTTCGAACCCGGCCATCGCGTTCTCGGCGCCGGTCAGACCGGACAGGAACGACGGGATCTGGTCGACGGACAGATCCTCGAGCGGGGCACCGAACAGTGCGATGGCAGCGTTCGCCCGGGCCGAGGGGTCCTCGATCGCGAGGAGGCCCTGCGCGGTCTGCTGCAACGCTGCCTGCGCGCCGGCGCCGCCCGTGGCGACGGCGTTGGACATCTCGGTCGCATTCAGGCCGATCAGCTCGTAGGCCTCGACCGACGACTTCGACATGTCGGACCCTAGAATGGTGAATTCCTTCAGCGCGTCACCGGTCTTGTCGAGCGCGAACTTGCCGTTCTGCGCCGCCGAGACCAGCACGTTGAATGCGGCAGGTCCCTCGAAACCGAGGGCACGGAAGTTGGTGCCGTATTCTTGCAGGATCTCGGGCAGCTCTTCACGCATCGCCTTCGGCACACGCTGGAAGCTGGTCGTCATCAGATCGAAGGCCTGCGTCGAATCGACCGCGAGGCCGTTCTGCACGAGCTGCGCCGCAGTCTGGATAGCGCCGTCGACGTCGGTTCCGAACGTCTTACCGAAATTCACCGCGCGGGTGGTGACCTGCTCCAGCGAGGCCTCGCCCTCGTAACCGAGAGTGGCGAACGAGGACTGCGCGGCATCGATAGCGGAGGTGACATCGGCCATCGACTCTCCGACACCGGACGCGTACAGCTTGCCCGCCGTGGCTCCGTACTCTTTCGCGAGCTCACTCGATGCGCCCTGCGCGGCAGCGAGCTGGGAGAAGTCGGCCTGATTCGACATGGCTTTGTTGACCCCGGCCATGACGCCGCCGAATCCGGCCGCACCCGCTGACAGTGCGGCGAGCTGCTTGATCCCGCCGCCCATTCCGGAGAACATGCCCTTGAGCCCGCCACCGGTACGCTCAGCGGAATCGTTCAGATCGTCGGTGGCGTTCGCGGCCCGAGACTCGGCGGCAGCGAGTTGATCGGTCGCAGTCCGTGCGGCGCGGTTCGCCGCCTCGACGCCGCGGTTCGCGCGCGCCACATTCTCCAGAGCAGCTGCGTACCGTCCGCCGCGAGTGATGCCGTTCTGCTGCATCTCCTGCAGCTTCGCCTGCGCCACAGTCTGTTTGCCGGTGGCATCAGCAACCCGATCCGTAGCCTTCGCCACCAGAGCAGATGCCTTCTCCACCGCGGCGCGCGAGGACGCGACACCATCGGCGATGCCCTCGCCGACAGCACGGCCGGCGCGTTCCCCCGCGCCGGCCGTGCCCCGAGACAATGCACCCGCGAAATCACGGAAGGACGGGAGAATCGGGAGCCAGACTGTATCGCCGTCGTCAGCCATCGGGCACCGCCCTTCTACTTCTTCGGTGGCGCAATCGATTCGAGATAGTCGACGACCTGCTGAGAGGTCGCCTCACCGCGATCACCGACAGTCACACCGGACTTCGCCCACGGGAATGCCTTGAACTTCGGCCACTTCGGCTTCTTGCGTTTCATCCAGACGAGCCGGGCATCGATGTGATCGAGCTTGTGCCACAAGCCCCACACCAACGCTTCGAGGTTCGTCCACTGCTGGCCGTCCATACCGGCCCGATGCAACGCACTCGTCGGCGGCAACTGCTCCTTGAGCACCCGCACCTGGCGGAGCGAGATCTCGCCCTGCCAGAACGCGCCGACGACGTCGAAGTGGTACTCGGCCATCAGGGCTGCTTCGAGCGCCTCTGCTTCCGGTTGGAGAACGTCGAGGGTCGTGTAGGGCCCGACCTGTCGGTGTTGTGCTCGATCCAGATGTTGAGAGCCTGCGTCAGGACGGACGAGCCGCCGCCGACCTCCCAGAACTGCATCGCCTGTTCCTCACCGAGGTAGAAGATGATCGTTCCCTCGAGGTCCTTCGGATCGAGCTGCTGCAGCTCGGTCTTCTGGTCGTCGTCGAGGAGCATCGGATCGAGGCACTGCCAGGTCTGTCCCTTGAAGACGAACGGGAACTTGTCGGCCGATCCGATTTCTTCCTGCCGCTTCTCGGCGATCGCGTCGAGATCGATGTTGAGAGCCATGATGGTGGGCCTTCCTTTGTCGAGGTTGAGTGAGACGAGATGTGGTGGGTCATCGGGTGAAGCTGGGAGACAGCGGCGCGGGTGAAGACCCACCACGGACAACCCGCGCCGCCGTCGTCAATTACGCAGGCAGCGCCCAGTTCTCCTTGAACAGTCGCTTGACCGACCAGCCCTCTGCGCCGGGGTAGGCCGTGATCGTCACCGGGTAGCCGATGAGCTCGCCCTTGCTGTAGGTCTGCGAGCCACGCTCGGTGACCTCGCCGAGCGGCACCAGGAAGCGCCGGGCATAGACACCGTCGATGATGTCGATGCCGAACGCGCGCAGGTCCTGATCCTTGATGTCACCGTCGACGAACGAGACCACACCTTCGGTCTCTTCCATGTCGTCGGCTTTGACCTTGTAGAACAGGCTGATCGTGTCGAAGCTCGTGGTCCAGATGACGGTCTCCCACGAGATCGTCTCGGACGTCGTTGCCACACGGATCGGTGAGTTCGACTGCCACGGCACGAACGGTGACGTGTCCGAGTCGCGGTTCTCGGTGATGCCCTCGTCGGAGATCCACCCGGCGTCGGCGAACGCGGACGTCCACGCCGCCATCAGCGTCGGGAACGTTGCGCCCTTCGCGCCGAAACGGAGTGCACCGGTAACGCCGATACGGGCAACGTCGCTGCCGTACGGAGAGGGAGATGTCATTACAAGCCCCTTTCATGGGCATGACGAAGTTGCCCTGAACCGGTTGGCGCAGAGCAGATTTACTTCTCGTGGTGGGAGTTCAGAGTCGAGTGCAGACGAAGTCGGCGACAGCGCCGAATCGGAGCACGTTCGGGTTGAAGTCCGGCCGGCGCACAGGCCGCGAGCGGACATCGACGACGACGTGCGGAGTGACCCACGCTTCGAGCCAGTCCGTCGCTGCGGCCGCGCGATCGCGCAGTGATCCGATCGGGTTCGATACCGTCGCCGACCCGAAGAAGAACAGGTCGACCGACACCGTCGTGGTCAGCGCGGGGCCGTTCCACGGTTTGTGTCGCGGCTGATCGGTGATCACAGCGATCTGATTGATCGGCGGGGTGAAGTTCGCCGGTAGATCGGTGACCGTGCGCACCCCGAGATCGGCAGTCATGCTCGCGCACAACAATGCCAGCACGTCGGGGAACGCCATCTACTTGGCGCTTCCCGGCTTCGCTGTCGCAGCGGGCGCCCCGGCCTTGCCGTCCGCAGGCTTCGACAGCGCATTCGGTCCAGCCTGTGCTGCGGTATCGGCCTTGCCTGCATCGGTAGATGCGGGATCGATGACCGGCTCACCGACCTCGGGGCCGGTGTCAGCGGTGTCGGCGGTGTCGGCGCTCTTCGTTTCCGGCTCGTCGACGAACGTCGCCATACCGGTGTCGACGTATCGCTGCGCGAGCTGGTCGTCGACCTCTTCGGTCTTGCCGATCTTGCTGTCCTTGCGGTGAATCGACCACTTGATCTTTGCCATGAACTGACCTCTTCCTACTTCGTCGCCCGCATTGCGCGGCCGAGTGCCCGGATTCTCGGGGTGGTTTCGTTTCCGTACTCTTCGGCGGCGCTGGACGAGACGACGTTCGTGTACGAACGCCCACCCGGACGGATACCGGATTCGATGCGGAACCTCGCCTGTCCACCCTCGGAGGAGGTGATCGACTGCGCGGTCGCCGCGATGAGCCGGGCGCGTGCTTCCTGCCGCGCCCGGACGGCGGGCGCGTTGTTGATCTTCTTGAAGATCTTCGGAGTCATGCGTGCCATCAGCCTTTGACCTCCTGCAGTTGCACCTCGACGTGGTGGACGCCGTTCAGGATCATCGGGTGAGGCCACCGCGAAATCTCGATGACCTCGAACACCCGGCCCGCCCACCGGACTCGGTCGGTCTCGACGAGATCGAGATCGATTCCGGGGAGGGTGAACAGGCGGTATTGCGTCGTCACGGTGGACCGGTATTCGGTCGATCCCGTCTCGGACTGCGAACCGGGCTGCATGGACACCGGATCGGGAACGGCGACGATCGTCGCCGACTCCCAATCGGCGACGTCGTTCTGATACTGATCGCGGGTGACGACGTCCGGCTGCATGATCTCGACGGTCGAGGTGAATCCGGCGCGCATCAGCAGTCACCGAAATGGAACTGCGGGACCGTCGCCGGACCGATACCGAACAGCGCCTTGTGCGCTGCGGTGAAGTACAGGGTGCCGGACGGATTCAGCAGAGTCGCGGAGTCCGCGATGCCCCCGACCGTGTTCGAGTACTGCGCCTTTCCGTAGTTCTCGTCCGCCAGCGAGATCAACGGCCGAACCATGTCGACCGCAACGTGTCTTGCGATGACCAGCTTCTCGTCGTCGATGTCGAGATTCGTCATGTCGACGTTGCGACGAATCAGGATCGCGGCCAACTCCAAAGCGTTGACCGCGTCCTGAATCTTCCCTGCCGTGCGGGGACGCCAGCTTTCCGGTATGTCATCGATCGTTGCGTACACATCGGCCATGCTGGTGTCCCCTACTCGGATCAGGACAGGAGGTTGATCAGCTCCTGCACGGTGTACTTCTCCGCAGCATCGGCATCGATGCCACGTTCGATCGCTGCAGCCACCCACGCTTCGTGCGGTGCGGTGTTCAGCGGCAGCGGTTTCGGCGCATCCGCGTCGGCATCGGCATCGCCGTCCGATTCCGAATCGCCGCCATCAGCCGGGGAGTCACCGTCGACCGAACCGGAATCCGGGGTCTCCGGTTCGGTGGCCGATGCTGCATCGTCTGCAGCCTTGGCATCCCAGATCGCCTTCTGCAGATCCGGCTTGCGAAGAGCCTCCGCTGCATCGCGATCCCAGCCGAGCGCGACCGCGTAGTCCACCCATGCGGGCTTGAGCGCACCCTTCGGCGGTTCCTCCGGAGCACCGCTCTGCGACTCCCCGGCACCGTCGACGAACACACCAGCCTGGTCGGCGAGGACCTGCTCGCGGATCTCATCGGGCAGTGCGGCGAGAGCGGCCTCGTACTGCTGGCGAGCAGCCTCGGCTGCGGCACGCTGGCGTGCACCGGGCTCGACGATCGCACCCGCGAGCCACAGCCGCTTCGCCTCCTCGACATCGAGCGTGACCCGGTCGCCCTGCCGGTACCGCTTGAAGTCGAACGGCTCACCCGGCTTGGAGAGGATCTTGTCGAACTGCGCGGCGACGAGCTCGTACTCGCCGCCCTTCACGTCGTTGACGTCTGCGATGCTCATGCGGACTGCACCCCGGTGATCCACACAGCGGCCTTCGGCTGATCGATGCCGATGACGCGCTTGTAGGTGGTGTCCGAGCGCCACGATTCGGTCGGTCCACCGTTGGGTCCGTTGCCCTCCGGGTACAGGCCTGTGGACTGCAGCGCGCGGGTGTCGGAGTAGAACCCGAGAGTGCCACGCTCGGTGACGAGCACGCGGTCGTTCGGCCACGTGCGGGTCGCGAGCGCCTGCATGTCGAGCACGTCCTTGGGCATCTTGCCCGTGTACCGCAGATCCTCGGTGGACAGAGCATCCTTGTACACCTTGAGGAATTCCTCGTTGTCGAGGAGCAGCGGCCGAATCGAGCCCGGGAAGACGACCGTGTCCGGGTTGAAGCCGAACAGGTCCTCGCCCTGCGACACAGTCGGCTTCGCCGACATGATCAGCTCCTGTGCGTTCGCGAGATCTCGACGGATCTTCGCGGTCGGCCCGGTCCACGCCGCCGACGCTGCGATCGTCGGGATCGCCGGATTCGACAGGGCCGCACGCAGAGCGCGTTCCTGTGCGCGGATCGCGGAGTTCGCCGCCTGGATCGTCTGAGTGTTGACCTGATCGATAGCGTTCTCGTCGATCATCTCCTTCGAGACCCGGACACCGAAGCCCTTCTTGTTCGCCACGGCGATACGGGCGAGACCACGCTGGCCGGCGAGGACCGGAATCTCGCCGAACTCGGCGACATCGGAGACGTCACCGTCGAGGTAGAGCGGCGTCTCTTCGTCGTACGCGACGAGACCGTTCTTGTTCGGGCCCGCGTTACGCAGCAGCGTCTCGGAGATGAACGCGTTGTCGAGCAGTTTGAGAATCCTTGCGGGGATTGTCATCGGCGCTCCGACGAGCTGCGAGACCGTAGTCGCGCCGCCATCGGTCACGCTCAGAACACCTACTGCCATGAGAAGTGTTTCCTTTCGAGAGTGTGTGGGTGTGAGCGCCGGATCAGGCGGTCAGCATCAGCCCAACGGGATTGGTTGCGAACACGACGCCCGCAGGCTCGGTGCACGTTCCGACGATTTGACGGGCGTCGGGTGTCGCGCCTGCCGGAGCGACGGTGCCGGCCGCGGTCGCAACGAGCTTGTCGCCGAGCGAGGCGTTCGCGGAGTACCGCACCGGGACTTCGATGCCTCGACCGACAACGGTGACGATGGTCGGCAACGGGGCGGCATTGAGTACCGGGCGTCCGTTGACGGTGACCGGAGTTGTCACCAGGTTGGCCGGGGGCTGCGCATCGTTCAGCGCGACACCGAGCACCTTGTTCGATCCGGCAGCGGCGACACCGATGGCGCCTCCTGCGCGGCCCTCGACCAACTGACCACCGACGATGTTCTCGGCGGGGGTGTAGGTCTTCGATGCCTGCTTGGTGACCTGAGGGATTCCACTCATCGGTCATTACCTCCAGTTCTTGTAGACGTCGGAGTTGGTGATGTCGTCGAGCTGCGACAGCGCCGACGCGTGCTCCGCGCCACCGTTCCCGTCGAGACCGTGACCGACCTCGCCGACCGGCACAGCCGACCCCGCGGCCATCGCGTCGAGGGTGTCCTTGATGCCGGGGTCTTTCTCCAGCAACGAGTTCCAGTGCGCAGCGCGAGTGGCCGGGATCTTGCCCGCCTTCACTGCGTTCTGGATGACCGCGTTGCGGTCCTCGGCGTTCTGTCGGTTCCGCGCCTCCACACCGAGAGCCGCGTTCGCTTCGAGTGCAGCCAGACGCTCGGAGTCCACGAGGACAGCGCCCTCGGGAATGACCGCCGCATTCGATGCCGTACCCGGAGTCGGGTCTTCGTCGGCCGGTGTCGCGATGCGCTCGTCGAGTGCGGCGAGCAGATCTTCCTCCGTCGCCTCGGGATCGGTCACGCCGAGCCGCTCGCGGAGTTCTTCGTCCAAGGTAGCCACCTTGTTCTCCTTATTTTTTCGGGTTTCCTCCACCGGCTCGGCAGAGGGAGATTGGGGATTCGGGGCCTGTGCGCGGCCCGCGTAGTTGAAGAACGAGAGATCGAACTTGTTCTTCTTCTTCGATGCCTGGTCACTGTCGCCGGACTCGATGCGATCGGCGAGACCGGCGTCGACGGCTTCCTGATCCGAGTACCAGGTTTCGGCGAGCATGGCGCCCCGCCAGTCCTCGGCCTTGCCGCCCGCGCGGTCGGCGTAGATCTCGGCGATGTTCGCGCCGATCTTGTCCAGTCGGTCCGCGAGACCGCGCATGTCCTCGGCGTTGCCGATGCAGATACCCGACGCTTCGTGGATCATCATCTCCGCGTTGCGGGACATCACGATCTCGTTGCCGGCCATCGCGATGAAACTGGCGGCACTGGCGGCGATTCCGTCGACCACGGTGGTGACCTTCGCCTTGTGTCCGCGCAACGCGTTGAGGATCGCGATGCCGTCGTACACATCGCCGCCCGGGGAGTTGATCCGGACGACGATCTCCTGATCCGCGTCGACCGTGGCGAGATCACGCACGAAGTCCGCTGCGGTCACCCCGCCCCACCAGCTTTCGCCGATCTCGTCGTAGATCATGATCTCGACGGGACCGTCGTCGGCCGCGACGTTCGAGAAGCGATACCAGTCGCGCCGACTGCCGCCGTTGTGCGCGGCCCGGAAACGTGACAGGTCGATTCCCGGACGGCCGGGAAGATCGTTGAGATCAGACATCGAACAGTGCTCCCTGCTGTTTCGGCTCTGCAACTTTCGCTTTCACGCGTGCTCGCCTCGCTGAGTTCTGGGTCGGGGAAGGTGCCGGTGACTCCTTCGCGGGCAGTCCGTACTTCTCGCGGACCGCTTCCTCGAGCCTGCGGTCCGGGAAGAGGATTCCGGCGTCGACGAGAACCTTCAGTGCCTCGGCCACCGCGGCGTGTTGACTGCCGATCTCCTCGAACACCAGCAGCGGGGCCTGCTCGTTCTCGCCCCAGTTCCAATCCACGAGGTCTTCGACGACGTGCTGGTTAGCGATCGCCGCCATGTCCTCGGCGACGGTCTGCAGCGTCATGATGAAGAAGTTCGCGAACTCACTTCCCAGTGCCCACGACCCGGTCTGCTGACCGAGGTTCAGGAAGTGGGTCAGCGCCGCGCGCCCGATCTGCTCGTCGTGGTACTTCACGCCGGGCAGTGCGTCGGGGAGATTCCCCTCGGGCGCCTTGAGCACGAGTTCGGCGCCGAACGGGATCGCCGCACCGGAGTAGCGGCCCGATCGGTAATCGGTCGCCATCTTGCGGCCGACCGCGAGATCTTCCTTCGACGCGCCATCGGCGCCCGTGAACACCGGGACGCCGAGACCGTTGCGGTCGATCATCGTCGAGTGCACCCGCAGCAGATGGTCCTTCATCTTCCAGTGCTTGTGCGCGGGACGGAGAAGCGAGTTGCCCGTCCAGATTCCGGGCTCCTGATCGAAGACGTACGCGACGAGCCGGTTCACCGGGATCGGTTCGGACTTGAAGATCGACATCGACGCGGGAGGTCTCTGCTCGATCGATTCGAGACCACCGTCGAGCGCGACGTTGATCTTGCTGATCGTGTTCTGCTTACGCGGCGCGAGCTTACGGAGATGGAACAGCCCGGCCTCTTCGTCGTATTCGGCGACCTGCTCGAAGAACGCGTGCCCGTATTTGAACATCTGCATCGCGTCACGCAGGTGCGCGTTCCACGAGAACCGGCCGCGGGAGCGACCGATGCTCGTGTTCGGGTCGTCGGCAGGCTCACCCTCGATCGGCAGATTCAGATCACGCGCCACCCACTCGACGACTTCGGGGCGGGCGCCGTTGCGGCGAATCTTCCACGGCGTCCGCCTGATCGGCAGGAGCACCGCCCGCAACACCGACGTGACCTGAGCGTCCTCGCGTTCCATCCGCGCGAACGTGTCGATCGACTGCGGCCACTGCAGCTCGGGGTTGTCCTCGGCGCCGAACTGCATGAACTGCGTGTTCTCGCCGTCTCCGTTGACGTACCCGCCCTCGTACACCGGGGCCACGGGCTTGGGCTTCTCGACAGAGGTCACATCGCACCACCTCTCAGAATCGTGCGGACATCATGTCCTCGTACGGCGCACCATCGGACTCAGGTTCCGAGTCGTAGTCAGGTGCAGCAGGTGGCGGCTTGTAGTCCAAGCCGTAGGTATCGAGTGCGTGCCGGGCATAGGTAGAAGCAACGAGGGGGGAGATGGTCGAATCGCCTTTTCGGTCGAATCCCCAGCCGTCGCCGATCTTCCGTTTCTTCGCGCCTTTCACCGCGTCGAGCAGGAGAGGATCGCCCGTCGTCGTCACTTCGCCGTCGTCGACCGCGCGCTGCATCCCGACGCACGCCTGCGCGACCGAAGATGCCGTCATGTCAGCGGCCTCGATCCCCTTCGCCTTCAACAGCGGACGGAGATACGCGGCTGATCCCTTGTTGTCGATGACGATCGCGACGGGATTCCACCGCGAGACCAGAGCAACGAGGTACGGCACCAGAGCCGGTGACGGCTTCTCGTGGTAGCCGACCTCGACGTGCACCGTCCCATCGGCTTTCACGCGGGCAACCGCGATCGAGCACCACCGAAGTTCGGGGTCCATGTCGACGGCGAGCGCGCCCGGCGTTTCGACGAGCTCCGGATTCTTGTCGACGAGCTTCGCCCACTTCGCGGGATCGATCGGCGGCTTGGTCTCGACATCCTCGGTCTCGGGCCAGTACCCGATGCCGAGCCGCTCGACCTCGTACTGCCGCATCGTCATCGCTCGCCGCTCGTTCGCGACGTGCATCAGCGAGATGCGGAACCCGACAGCCGGGTTCGCCTGCGCGACGACGCGCGGGTCGGCCGGGTCGATCAGCAATTGACCGTGCTGGCCGCGGGCATCGTTGGCACTGTGCTCGATCCAGCAGAGGGAAGGATCGCTACCGGTGAGTGCACGATTTCGGACGCGAGTGAACGCGCGGCCGTGTTCGTGGATCTCCTCATCGACGGCCGACCCGAGATACCAGAGCTGCGAGTTCGGCCGCGCCGACATCGTCGGAAGCAGCGCGCCGACCGACTCCTCGGGGAGAATCATCGCCTCGTCGAGAATGACGACGTCCCCGGAGAATCCACGACCGCCGCCGCGGGTGCGCGCACGGAACCGAATGCGGTTTCCGTTGAGAAGCTCGATGCCCTCTTTACCGTGCGCCTCATTGATTCGCTTGACCTTGCGGTCGAGATCCGGCGTTTCCTCTATCAACTGGCGAAGACGACGGAACGCTTCGAGCGAGGTGTCGAACAGGTGAGCCGAATGGATGATCAGCTTCTCGTGGAACAGGAACAGGCCCGCGAGTTCGCGGGCTTCGATGATCCCGCCCTTGCCGTTCTGGCGAGAGACCAGAATGCCGACCTCGAACGCTGACCACTTTCCGTCTGGCTTCTCGCGCAGCGCGTACTCCAACGCGAGCTGCTGCCACGGATCGAGAGTCAGCCCGGCCTGCTCCGCAAGCTCGACAGCTTCCTGACCCGACGACGTCAGTGCAGGCGGAACGCTAAGTACCCGCGGCTCCTGCACGCCGCGCATCGCGCTTGGCGGCGAGATCGTCAACGGTCCGCGCCTCCTTCGTTCCACCGTCCGACGACGACGAGCCCGCAGCGCCGACGTTCGTCAACTGCGCGATGGTCAGACGGAGAACCGTGACTGTCTGCCGACGCTCGGCGACAACGGAATTGATCTGTAGCTGAATGTCGCCTTCGCGCTCCGGGACCTTGATCGACGCCCACAGCTCGACGTCGCCGCTGAGCAACTTGTCGAACTGCTCGAGCGTGTCCGCGAGACGGCACGCCTCGGCGAGAACAACCGCGCGTGCGCCGTCCGTCGTCGAGTCACCGCCCATCGCGACCCACAACGCTTCGCCGCGCTCGCCGAGATCGGCCGGCTTGAGCGCAGCCGCAAGCGCCGTCTGCTCAGACATCAGAACCAACCGAGCCGGTGGGCGCACCAGCGGATCACATCGGCGATGCAGTCCTCGATCCAGTTCCGCATCGCGTCAACTCCAGTCGGTGATGCCGAGCCGCTCGACGAGGTAGAACTCCAACTCCAGAACTCGGTGCTCCTGCTCGACCGCTCGGCGATCGAGGCGTCGGCCGTACGTCGGGTTCGCCGACGCGATCACGACCGGGTCGCCCGGATCGATCTGCAGCTTGCCGTCTTCGTCGTAGGCGTCCTGCACCGACCACTCACCCCACGCGGTGTACGAATCTTCCAACACCAGCGCACGATGGCGGATCTCGGGGAACGCACCGATCGCCTTCCCTGGCATCGGCGCCGATCCGAGCATGAGAGTGTGCTTCGGCGAACCCGAATCAAGGATGATGTCCGGGAGCGGTCGCGGGACCAAGTGTGCGTCGTCGACGATCAACCGGTCGCAATGAATCGGCCGGCGACCACGACTGAACCTGATCGAGCCCGCTCCTCCGAACTCGATCGACTCATCGCCGGGCGCGCGCCGCGTGCGAGACACCGCACCCGCCAAGTACGGCCGATTCATGATCATGCGCTCGGCATTCTCGAACGCTATCCGGCACATAGTGTTCGACAGCGCGACGAACACGACCGACTCGTGGTTGACGAGCGCCGCGGTGATCGCCCGCGTCAGACCCAGGAAAGTCTTTCCCGCTTGCCGCGGCAAGCACAGTCCCGCAAACGGTGCCTCGATCGACGCCGCCGCCCCGACCTGCCAGTCATCCAATTCGATTCCGACACCCTCGGCCGCTTCCACAGCGGCGATGCCCTCCCGATTCGACTGCAATCGTGGGTTCGTCGAGTAGGCCGTCGGGGACGCGCTGCCGTAGACCGCCGTCGTGTCGATCGCCATGTCCCTGGCTCCTATCTGCGCTGGTGGGAGCGCCTCTGTACGCCCGTTGCGTCGGGCCCTGGGGAGAGAAAGACTGACCGGAGGTGGGAGAGTCAGGGTGGGGGGCCCTCCACTTTTATGACGCAAGCCTCTGACCAGCGGAAATGCGGCCAGTAGGCCGGTGCAAGCCTCCGACCAGTCGTTACGCACGCCCGCGAGTGTCGACCACTAGGCGCTCAGACCCACTGCAGCACAGTCCATTTGGCCCGCTCAGCCCTCGACGTCACCAAGGCAGGCGCCGGGCTCATACCATCCTTGCGCGACCGGTTACAGCTCGCGTGGAGCAGCCTGTTGGCCTTCGTGCCACCCTGGCTGCGAGCCAGCTCGTGGTCGGCGTCGAGCGCCTGCCACTTGAACATTGGCTTCTTGCAGTGAGCACACGGTGTGCCGTCGACATGGACAGCGAGCAGGTGCTTACGGGTCTGCTGGTGATCCCAACCCAGACCCTTCTGCGATGTGGTCTTGCCGCGACGCTTCGCCGTCACACCGCACTCACCACCTCGGTAGAACGCAAAAGACCCGCACCCTGGTTTGGGTACGGGCCATCGCTTGAGGACATCATGCCTGTGGATAACTCAGATAGCAAGTGGTCACGGTCCTAGGCGTGTCGATCTCAGTCGTCGGGTGCTGATGACTCGATCTCCTCGACTGACCGGTGGGTGCGTTGCCAGTGGGCGGGGCAGTGACGTGTCCCGACCACGCAGCCGTCACGCCCGTGCACTCGACAGACCTTCGACCGTCGAAGTCGCTTGGTCGTGCGCACCATCAACGAGATCCGTCGGTATCGACGGAACTGCGGCAGCGTCATGTTGTAGAAGAACTCGAACATCAGCTCTGTGGTCACAGCGACACCTACGAAGAACGCGATCACAGCCCATTGCCACGAGATCATCAGACTGCCTCCTTGAACTCGGTGCACTCGCACCACCAACCGTCAACGTTGTCCCGAGACCAGCAGTAGATGCCGCCCTCAGCGTGCTGCACATGATCACCACGGAAGTGCCTGCATCGGTCGCACACCTGGCGCCACTCCTCGGGCCACCCCGCGATGCCCCGACTGCTCACATGCGAGGGCATGGCTGGCCGTCCTCCTCGATAGTGATGGGGTCCAGTGACGCCACCACTCCGATGAGCACTCGTCCATCGACCTCGTAACCGACGCGGTCTCCGACCTGAAGGTCAGGTCCGCCTCGCCACGGCGCCGACTTGTACGGTCCGTCGATAGGTAGGATGACGTGTTGGTCGCTCATACCACTTCCTCGATTCGTTCAGGTTCCGTCGAGAAGCGCTGCCTCAGTGCTTCTTCGGGGGTGAGCAGCATGCTGGCGAGCCAGTCCCATTCACGGCGTGGCCAACACGGGTGCCCGGCCTTGGTCTTGTAACCGCACACGTTCGACGGTGGCCGGCAGTTCAGACCTCGGCACGCGATGACTGGCTCGTCCGTTGGGTCGTCCGGGTCCGGGTAGTGGATCTGCAGCGTCCGCTCCCCTGCCGTCACACTCTTGGTGCGGCCGTAGCAGAACGGGCAGATGCCGTTCATCACCTGACCAGCTCGCACATCACCGAGCAGGTGAGCCGTCGCTGTTGCCAACGGTTTGAACCGGCCCGATACCCAGGGCAGCGTCAGATCATCGTTTCCGTGCGCTGCGTCGAGCCACGCGTTGCACGTCGTCAGCCACGGGATCGGGTCCTTCACTGCCGAGTACATCGGCAGATGGTCGACCTTTTTCAAACCGGCGACCGTGATGACCGTGCGGGCGACGTCTTCGGCAGCCGAGACGATCGACTGCAGCAACGACAGCACCTGGATGTCTCCGGGCGCCTGGCGGGGCACACCCTTCTTGCCCATGCGCTCGAGGTCGGTCTCGGACATGACCGCTCGCCGCGGTGTCTCCACCCACGAGCGTGCTGTGCCTTGAATCTTGAATGTCACCAGCAGTGGCCACGAGTCGGCGAGATAGGTGATGTCGGAGCGGACCTCGTCCGACGATGGCCCTCGATATGGCTTCGGGGTGTTCTCGGTGTCGCTCATACAGCCTCGCTTTTCGCGCGGGCCCGATATTCACGGGCCTTGAGTCGTTGGTAGATCCGCTCGCCGAGACGGGTCCGGTAATCACGGAGGCCTCGCTCGTATGCGGCGTGCGCTGCTCGCAGCTCCGGTTTGGACCAGCCTTCGCTGGGGTCGACCAATGACAGGACGGGCTGTGTCGGTTCGGTCGATTCAGCGAGCGACGCGATCGAGATAGCCAGCCCGATCAGAGCGGTTCGATCGAGGCCCGCCACGATCCGTTCGATCGCTTCGGGATCGCCGCAGTGCACGGCATCGACGAACAACGGTGCATCGAGGTCGATCTGGCCGATGGTGTCCTCGTCCAGAACAGGCGGATTAGACATGGGTATCTCCAGACAGGGCAGATGGATTAACGGTTTTGGTTCGTGATCTACCTCGACGGCGACGACGACGAGACCGGACTGGTTTTTCAGGTGGGTCAGGATCAGCAGGAACGTCACGTTGAGCAGTGGGTGGAGATGGGTCACCGACGAGACCCGACCCGGCCCGTCCCGACCCGGCCCGACCAGTCCAGACAGATTCCGTACCCTCGCGTTCTGCTGAATCTGCGGATAATCCGCGGATTTCAGGTGGAAGCGGTGTTGGCGCAGGTGGGGACGGTGGGTCAGGCGGTGGGGCGTTCTCCGAATGGTGTTCGGATCGCGTCTGTGACGTGGCGTTCGCCGACTGGGTGCCGGTTCGCGGTGCAGGGGCGGGTCGTGCCGCCGTGGCGGTGTCCTCGGGTGTAGAGCCGCTGCCCGACTGGATGTCGGGTCGGGAGACCCCTGCAGGGGTTGGTGCGGTCACAGTGGCAGCCGGCGTGATGCCGGGAGCCAGATCGCCTGGTTTCACTGTCTTCCGGGGCCGCGATGGCATCGCGATCCGGTTCTTCTTGCGCCAGTCGTTTTCCTCCAGCCAGTCGAGCGTGTGGTCGGAGAAATACGGTGGGTTCGGTTCGCCGAGGAGCTGTTCGGCCGAGCGGGGTCGGGTGCCGTCCTTGCGGGAGCTGTTGCAGGATCGGCAGCACACCACATACGTTTCGACGGTCGCAGCGGTCCCGGGGATCAGGTGGTCGTACGTTCCGGAACGACCTGCCTTGCGTGAACCCCAGTCGACGACGTGTCCGCACCAGCGGCACGCGTCACCGTCGCGGAGACGAACCGGCACAGTGAGCGCCGGGTTCGAATTGTCCTTGCGGCGTTGCTGTTCGAACTCGACCTCTTCTTTCAACCGGAGGTGCAGGAACTCCGAATCGGTGTCGACGAGCTTGTACGCGTCACGATCGCCTACGCGGACGTGGGTCATGTACCCCGCCCACACTGCGATCTCGAGCAGCTTGTCTGCGCGTGAGTGACCAGCCATCAGAACCGCTGTACCGCGGGAAACGACGTAGTCGGTCTTGTGTGCACCCGATTGGGCTGCGCACCGCGAGACGAAGCCGTGGACCTCGTTCACAAGCCTGTCGTCGCACTCCTCATGCTCGAGCACGGACAGCACGATCGGGTGATTCGCCGACGTGTCACCCCAGCGGACCCACGGCATTCAGACACCAGCCCGGAACGCAACGGGAAGCGGCAGAGCGATCATCGGCATGTTCCTCACAAATCTCGTCGAAAGCATCAGGTCCAGTGGTCTCAGTCAGGTTGGTGGCGCCCGCTCGGCGCCCGGCCGTCTCATCGACGCCTCGGAGAGAGCGCGCGGATCTCGAACACCTCGTGATCGTCGCCGCCCTCGGCCCACACCTGGATCAACTCGGCTTCGGCCTGATCGAGAGTGCTGTGCAATGTGCCCTCGGAGTCGCCGAGGGTCAGCCGCAGCACCCAATCGTGCTCAGTGGTGCCCACGATGTACCCGAGCACCTGCGGTGGCGTCGAGCCTGGGAATGGGACAGTGTCACCCATCGCGATCACCTTTGCCCGCAAGCCTTTTGATGGCGACGAGTTTCGTACCCCAGACACCGAGAACGACCGGCATGTCCTCGCTACCCGCCCAGCGGTCCGATTCGATACCGCTATCGAGCGCCTTCGAGAAGCGGCACTCACGCAGGTCGATACCGCTGTCGAGGCACTGCTGCGAATGCAAGATGTACACCCGCTGCTCCGCAGACACCGCACGACCTAGATGCGCCTTACGATGGCGATCCGCGCCGACGATCGCCTCGATGTCAGACGATGGAACCAGTTGACTCATCGCCGCCTCGCCAAACCGTCATTCACTCTGGGTCCACGGAGTGATGGAAGAACTGATCTACCGGACCCGGCAGGTGCAGTTTCGTCTGAAACCGTTGCCGTTGAACGAATCGCAACCACTGCCACCCACGGTCACCGGTCTTGACTGGATACCAGGCGAACCAGCGGTACCGTTTGCCGATCGGAGTCGCGAACAGAGGGCCAGTCACGAGTGAACTCCGATCCGGTCGACGGGCATCCTGGGGTCGATGGCGACGGGTATTCCGAGGCCGTTCCTGCGGTATCGGCCCGTCGTCGGGTCGAAGTTGAATCGCTCTGCGACGGACGCGAGCTCGTGGCGGAAGGTGCGAAGGCTGTTCTGCTTTCGCTGATACAGCTCGATGAGGTCCTTCACGGTCGACGTCAGGTACAGCCAGCGGATCGCATGCTGTGCCTCGTAGCGTTCGACCAGTGCTTCGATGTGCTCGTCGACGGTCATCGCTTCGCCGCGAATCGGTTGAGTTGGTCGGCGAGCCATGCGGTGTAGGTGAGGTTGGTGCCGGGCTTGACTCGGATCGCGTACTGCGTGTGGTCGCCGCGTTTGAGGTAGCCGTCGAGATCGGAACGGGCGCGGGCGTACTGGGCGAACACCGACCGTGGGTCGTGCCAATTGAGGCGTACAGCCTGGAACTGGCGGGTGGTGAGTTTCCATCCGAGGTTTTGTGCCCATGCAGCCGGGTCGACGAAGCTCAGAGAGCTGGACTGGTCTGCGAGTGTGCGGAGCGGCGAATCGGATGGGCAGCAGCAGATGACGTCCCGTGGGTCGGCGGCTGTCCACTGCGGGAAGTTGTCGATGTAGACGCGGCCGGCGATCCCCCAGCCATCGCTTGGTTTCGCGCCGACTCCTGGTGGGCGGTATGGGTCGGCGATGGTTGCGAGACCAGCGATTTGAAGATCCTGGCCGAGGTCCCCCCACCGGATCTGGCGTGCGAGGAGACGCATCAGCGCGGCGCCACCGGAGAAGCCCCCGAGCATGACGACGTTGCTGTCGCGTCGGATCATCTCTGCGGCCATCTGAATGCCGTCGCCGATGTTGCGGTCGAAGCTGAGTCCGTCGAGACGTGGGACCGGGCCGTACTGGCTGCGCCACGGGAGACGCTTGGTGACGTACAGGTCCGGGTCGAGGTGTTTCGCGACCTGGCTCATCATCGTGTTCTGTGTGTCGCCGATTCCTTCGGCGGTGAGGAAGGTGTACACGGTCAATCTCCGTCCGGTATGGGGAACAGGAAGTTCGATGTTTCCGAGCCGATCTGCAGATCACTGACGAGATCGACGAGGACGCGCAGGGCCTTGCGGGTCGGGTCGGGTGACCACGACGGCGTCTCTGCGAGTGCTTGTTCGGCGTCGGCGAGCGCTTCACAAATCTCGTCGCGGTCCTCACCGAGGACCAGGACGACGACGTCAGGGTGAGTGGTTACGTCGGCCACGGCGCACCGCCCCAGATGCCGTCGCCGTACCTGTGTCGCGCCTCTTCGAACGTGATGGCGTCCGGGTTCTCGATGATGCGGACAGTCTGGTCACGTTCGGTTGGCTTGCCACCGAAGTACTTGTCGATGACTGCTTCGATCTGCGAGACAGCGAGGAACGCCCCGAACGCTGCACCTGACGCGGCGACAGCAACCGCCGTGACGACGGTCGCGAGTTCACTCTTCGTCATCACTGCCACCGTCCTGCGCGTCGATGTCGGCGAGGGTCGACTCAGCACGGAGCTTCGCCTGCAGCAGCGGGACGGACTCTGGTTCGGCGAGGACCTCGCGGGCCTTGGACCCGACAGCGGGTCCGACGATGGCGCGCTGTTCGAGCTGCTCCATGAGGCGGTCCGCCTTGGCGTATCCAACTCGGAGTTTGCGTTGCAGCATCGACACCGATCCAAACTGTGACGTCACGACCAGGTCGATGGCCTGCGACAGCAGTGCGATCTCTTCGACCTCCCGGACAGCGGGGTCGGTGGACGTCGTGTCCACGGTGATGGTCTGGTGGCCCTTCTGCCGTACCGATCCGGTGACGGTGTATCCGGCCGCGCGTGCGATGTTCGCCAACGCTGCAGCGACGGACTCGGACTTCGCCTGCTCGTTCTCTTCGACGACAGCGGTCACGTTGCGGGGCTTCGACGTCGGATCGGGCAGCCGGTTATTCCAGTTGCGGTTCCACTCGTTGGACTTCTCGATGTACACCGCGTCGTGCTTCGCTGGCATCAGGACGCCGAGGAACGACTCACCGCAGCGGACGAGCAGCGACTTGTACCCGGCGTGCGTTTCGAGGATCAGCGGTTCGTGGTAGCACTGGCCGGCGACCTTGAACTTGCCGAGCATGTGACCGTTGACGATCAGGTCGTCGGCGGCGATCAACGGTGCGTGATGGTTCCGGGACACGATGTGCGCGATGTCGGGGAACGTCTCATCGACGGGTGTCTTCGGGAGCTTGAGGACTCGGCCGTCGATACCGTCGAGTCCCGACACGTCGGTGACGACGACGTGGGTCTCGGTCAGTTCGATGCGCAGCAGGTGCTCTGGCTCGTCGTTCTTCTCGGTGCCGCCCTTGAACAGGTTCAGGATCTTCGACGCGTCGTCGGGTGTGATCTCGATGGTGAACAGTTCCGCCGCGGTGTGCTCCCAGATCGACGCGATCGCCAGCCCGGCCGAGAAGCCGTCCGTCGCTGTGATTGTGACGTTCTGGTCGTCTGGTTCCAGGCGGATGCGTTTGAGGCTGTCCGGTTCCTTCTCCGCCGATGCCGCGTGCGGCAGCACCGAAAGCAGTGCCGCGCGAAAGTCACCCGTCCCTACGATCATTCCGGTCATCTGCTGTCACCTCCTCTTCTGTGTCGGTGGGTACTGGTATCGGTAGCTCGATCTGTCCTCGCACCGGGGCGTGACCGCCTGCGGCGCCGGGTTCGATCCACCGGTGGATCTGGCATTTGCGTTCCGGTGGCAACTTCGCCCACCACACGTCCGCGTTCAGGACGTCCATTCCGCTCATCGCGTCCACCGCTTCGGAGGCAGCTCGAGCTTCACGTGATCCGGTCGCGGGTTGAACGGCTTCCGCGCCGAGCAGGTCTTGCTGTGCAGCATGAACAGCCGCTCGCCATCAGCCTGCGCGGCAGCGAGCTCATCCCCGGCGAGGATGTCGACGTACACCTTGTCGGCGAGGACCTGCAGCCGCACCCACCCGTCGTCCGGGTCCGGTGACGGATCGAGAGCGACCGGTGTCCCCCGCTCCCGTGTCTGGCACCACTGCACCTCCTGATTGCAGCGAGCGCAGTGAGAACGACTGCGACGCTTCCGCTTCGCCATCACACGCCCCGCCGTGCGAAGTGCGCGGCACCGTCGTTCCACGCAGCAGTCTTCGACGGCGACGGCGGCTTACCGATCGTCGACGAGATCGGCCGGCGCAGCGACGCAGGCATCGATGCCCAGCAGTCCTTGCACGCGAACACCGTCTGACGGAGCGTGCGACCGCAACCGCCCGGGCAATGCCGACGTCGAGCACTCATCTCTCACCAGGTCCTTTGTCGTCGCAATCAGGTTCAGAACAGGGGTGTTGATTCCAGGCATGCACCCAGCAATAGCCGTCGTCGACTGGGTTGCCTTCCTCGTCCCAACTCACGGCAGCTCGCCGCCGCAACCGCATTCCGCGCGCACGTCAGGCAGGGGACCTCCCGACATGGCCGCGTTCATGTCGCGGTCGTCGGCATCTCCCAGCTCTCGGCCACATCCGTTGCAGCAGCGCTGAACGGTGATGGTCGTGCCACCGTTCTCGTTCCTGCGTGGTGGCGTCCTAGGACGCCTCGTGCTTGCCATCAGACGACACCGACTTTCCTGAGCATCGCGCCGAAGCGGCGAAACTTCTTGCCGCAGTCCGCGCACGACGCACTGTCAACGCGCGAGTTCCTCTTCGACTGTGTCCACGCCTTGTGCGCGACGATCACGTGATCGGTACACACCTGAACTCGGACCCATTCGTGCTCAGGCTGATTCAGCAGGCAGCCGTGCATGTCGGCGATGTGCTCAGCCGTCTTCGTGCACCTGGGAGTGCCGACCGCTCCCTGCGGAAGCTCGCACTGCTTCGTGAACGGAGTCAACAGTTCGCTCATGCCACACGTCCCTCACAGCCGCGAACCCACTTCGCGGCCATACGACGCCAGCGACAACGGCTCTTCGAGAACCCACCGAGCGACACGGTCTTCTTGCAGTGGGTGCATTGCGCGCCGTGCAGAATCTTCCGGGCCAGCCCCTCAGCAGCCTCGACGGGTCCGACGTGGTCCTCGGATGTGATGCGTGCGCCCTTGAATTGAGCGAACGCGTACCAGCCCGCTTTCTCGACCGGGACGTCGTCGTGTAGATAGCCGACCTCGATACCTGTAGCACCGCTGCGGCCCCCGAGATCGATCGCTGCGGTCAGCACGTCCTGGTCGAACTCGTCGCCGCTCATGACAGGGACTCCGCTACAGCCGACACGAGATCACGGGCAGCGGGCGGGGTGACGGCGTTGCCTGCCTGCTTCACCTGCTCACGCTTGTTTCCGAGGATCTTGTATCCCTCGGTGAACGCCATTCCGCGCGCGATCTCGTGAGGCTCGAGCATCCGGAACATGCAGTCGTTGATGTCGACCGAGCTTGTGTCGGCGAGACCGTGATGCAGCCCATTCGCGGCGAACGTATCCAGCGGCTCGTCGACAGACTTCGGGGCGTTGGTGCCGCGCAACGTCGTAACGAACGCGTACTTGTCCCGGGTCGTGAATGTGCCGTGCGGGTCGTCCGAGGTCCGGGCGTTGCCTTTGCCGTAGTACGGGACCAGCAGTGCGGTCTCGTTGCGGGTGGTCTGCGTGCGCATTGGGTCCGACGCGAGCTGCGCCGTCTTCCCGTCCCGGCCCTCGGTCGGGATCAGCAGTGCCTCGGTCTCGCGGGTCGTACGGGTCCGCATTACCTCGGACAGCGGTGTCATCGTGTCGTTCCACGTACCGCCCGCAGGCACCAGGAATCCCGGTGTTGTGGCGCTGACGAGTGTCGGCATCGCGGAGTCGACGGACGTCGCCATCTGCGCGTAGCTGCCACGCGGTGTGTAGTGCCGCATCAGGAATGCGTCGTCACCGCAGAACTTGTCGAGCCCGGCCTGGATACGGGCGAGGGTCTTCTCTGCGAGCGGCTTCGGCCGATCACCGATGCGGGTGCCCGCGATTGTCCAGTCGATCGCCGACGCGGCCGGCAACCATCCCGGTTCGACGACCGCATTGCGGCACTTCACGTTCGGGCAGCGCCACGCGTACTGCGACCGGTACCGTCCCCACGGCTGCGGCTTCTTCCAGCCCTGCATCGCGACGACGGTCTGATCGCACGTCGGGCAGTACGCCTTCGGCCGCGTCCACTTCTCGATGTCCGGCGCCCGGTTCCCCTTGAGCCAGAACACGACGTACATCCGGTCACGGGACTGCGGCGCTGGGAGACCAGCAGCCTGCGCGTGCATGCTGTTGAGGTAGACGATCTTCTTGTCGTAGCCGAGCAGCTCCATCGCATACAGCCACGCTGGGAACTGCACCCACTTCGCCGCGTCGACGACGTTCTCGGTGATGATCGCCTTGTACCGGTGACGCTCAGCGAACCGAGGCACGTCCCACATCGTCGCGCGAGATCGGTCTGCAGCTTCGTCGGGCAGTACCTCGTCGAACAGATCCGGTGTCGCGTCGAGGTTCCGCTTCTTCCCTCGGGCGACACTGTGGTTCGTGCACTCGGGTGACGCCCACAAGATGTCACTACCCGGGTAGAAGCGTGGGTCTGCCGCCGAGATGTCCGCGCACGCATGGTCGGTGTTCGGATGGTTCGTGTTGTGGGTCTCGATCGCGAGCTGCCAATGGTTCATCGCGAGACGAACCTGAATGCCGGGCACCTGGATCGCGCCCGTCGAGCTGCCTCCTGCGCCGCAGAACATGTCGGTGAGAGTGATCATGGGGCCACCCCCGCGATGGCGTGAACATGCCAAACGTATTGTCCGTCGTGCGTGAACACTGTCCCGACGTGCTGTCCGATGTGGTAAAAGGGGTGGCCGGTCCCTTCGATCGTGAAGCACACGAACTCGCCGGGTGTTTGTGCTGCAGCGTAGGGGTCGTTGTCGACGATGTCGTGTTCGTAGAGGTCGACTTCGTACCAGATGTCGATCTCGGCTCCGGGCCGTGTACGCGAGTTCGCCACATGCCGCACGCCGCGGTAGCCGAATATCTCTACCTTGGTCGACCCCTCAACGATGCGGACGCTCGTTCGGTGAATTGCGCGGCGTGGAATCTTTTCACTGTCGAGGCTCATACCGTCGGCCCTCCGATGTACAGCAGCAGGTGTGGGAAGTCGTCGAGGTCGGCCGCGGTGATCTCGACGTCGCTGCCGACTTCGAGCCACACGTCGGGCTGGAACTCGCCGGCGCCGAAGATGCTGAACTGCCAGATCTTCGTAGCCGTCCGGGCGGTTCCGGTGCGGATCGTCGATCCGACGTTGAGGTCGTCAAGCTGCTCGACGCGGGTGATCTGTTCGCCGACTTTGGGATTGCTCATGCCCGGGTCACCCCCGCGCCGCGATAGCAGGGGCGGCAGATACCGTGCTTGGCGTAGGCGCGCATCCCGGCTGGGATGCCGCGGCCAGGCACGACGGTCACGCATGGTTCGCCGCAGCGCGCGCAGTCACCCTCGGGGTCGGGTCGTTTGGGGATCTCGGTCACACCGATCAGGCCGAGCATCTGCATGAGCTCGAGCGCTTCGGAGCTGTCCTCTGCGACCGAACAGACTGCGAGCTGGGCTTTCCGCTTGACGGCCGGGTCGATGTCGCGGTCGAGGATGCCGCCGAGCTGGGCATCGGATTCGATCATCGTCACAGTTCCACCTCGCGGACGTCGGTGTAGGTGCCTCGGTCGACGATGGGGACGACGACGGGCCGGGGCCATAGGAAGAATCCGAACGCGCCGAATGTGGCTGCGGTCCAGGCGTAACCAAGGATCTGCATCATGCTGGCCACCGCCCCATGCGCAGCGAGCGGAGAATGTCGTCGTGTCCTTTGATCGCGTCGACGAGATTGTCGTAGCGTTTGTTCCACCCGTCGTGCGGCGTCTCGTCGTGACGCGTGCAGAGGATGGTGTCGTACAGCCACTTCGCGGTGTCGCCGCTGTCGTGGACGATGACGATGCCCATCCACTGGGTAGACACGAGGACCTTGTCACCGTCGATCGAGGTGACGTCGGAGCCGAGCGTGCGGTACGTGCGGTCAGCTCGCAGCTCACGCCACTTCGCCGAGTCGAGTTCCACGCCGTCGCGGTCGAAGTAAGTGAGCGGCATCAGATGCCCCCGCCCTGGAGATCCGCGATGCTGCGCTTCCGCAGAATGCCCTGCGCACACAGGAGGTCGAGCGCTTCTTCGACACTTCGGCCGTCGCCGGCCAGAACGAACTGACCCAGGAGACCACCGTCGACGGGCTGCTCGTCGGCGAACTTGGCCTCGACGTCTGCGTCGACGAGCGTGAGGGTCGACTCGGAGTACTCGACCGTGACGCGATAATCGCCGCGGGCGACCATCGAAAGGTCTGCAACCAGCGTGGAGAACAATTCCGTTTCGCTACGCGTGAGGTCACCTCCCGTGCCGTCCGCCACGAAGCGGGTTACGCCATCACGCGAATACCTGAGCCCGGCTCGGACCTCGCGGTGGTCCGGTAGTCCGAACCACACGGTGAACGGTGCGATAGATTTGTTGTCAGTGCTCACTGGCTTCCTTCGGGTTGGTGGGTCGGGCGGGTCATCCGGGCATGGGTGGCCCGCCAATTACGTTGCGGACTACGGGTACAAGCCGCCGAGCAGGTGCCTGATGTACGAGAAGTGATGGTCCGGGCGCACCGGGCGGGGCGGGGGGATGCCCGCGCCCGGTGCCTCGGTCTCCGCGCCTACAGCGAGCAGCGGCACCATCTGGTTCGGTGCGCTCTCAGAGGTGGCAGCAGGAGACGATTGGTAGACCACGACAAGACCGTCCGGGTCTGCCGGGTGCAGGTCGGTAAGTCGATGAACGATGTCGTGTTCCTCACGGACCCTTTGGACTTCGTCGTCTATGCGCTTCTGCAAGCCCGGCGAAATTGGCCGGCGCGGTCGCGGTGCGACAAGCATTGAATGGATCGCGTCGGCGTCGATCTCGCCGTACCTCGCTGCCGCGGTCATCCGCGCACCAACAGCACGACGGCAGCGGCAGCCAGCAACCCGACAACCACGTAGGCAATCAGGATGACTGTGACCAGAACGACCGGGTTCATGCCGCACCCCGCTCGCCAGAGTCACCTTGCGCAGCGCGACGCATCGCGTTCTGCAGATGCGGGCTGATGACGACGTCATCGAACAGATGGCGGTCGCGTTCGATCGCGTCGCGCATCTGCTGGCGAATCTCTTCGATAGACTGCATCCGATTTCCTTTCTGGTAGCTGGGGAGTCACAGCCGTCACCTGTCCGACCAGGTGGCGGCTTTCTTATGCCGGGACCTTGTCGCCACTGCTGTGCACATCACTTGTTACTGCGGGCAGCGCAGACTCCTCGCACGCCTCGAAGAGTTCCTCCCATTCGCGGCCCAGTCGTCCGGCGAGCGCGATAGCGAAACCTTCGCTGATGTTCTTCAACTCACCGCTTTCGATCTGCGAGATCGACTGCTGCGTCTTGCGAACCAAGAAGCCGAGCTGTTGCTGGCTGTAGTGGTTCTGCTTACGCAGGCGCCTGATCAGATCTCGGTCTTTCACTCTCATCCACACGTCCCTCCGATGTACTCGTGGTCGGCTGCGTTTCATCTTGTCCTCCTCTTGTTGGAATTACAAGTGCAGTACACCGCACTTGATAGCTACTTGTCAAACCCACAAGTGGGTTTGACGTGGCCTGGTCTGGCATTATTGGGCCGCTCCTTGTATTCCAAATTTCTGGATCGTCTGGCACAAGTAACCACCATCGGGGGATCGTCATCACCGTGAACGAGACCGACACCCTGGCGGGCCTGATAGCGAAGGCCCGGCGCGAGAGAGGCACATCCGTGCGTCAGCTCGCCATCCAGGCGAAGGCTGCCAAGTATCGAATCGTTGGGACCACCCTCAACGCAATCGAAAATGGCACCTACAAATCGGACCCCTCCGACGAGACCCTGCGGGCAATCGCCTGGCTCGCCGGGGTTCCCGAATCGGTTGCGTTCACGGCAGCAGGAAGACGACTCCCCGGCCCGCCCTTCGCGGACGAGCTACCCCCTGGGGTCGACGACCTGTCGCCGAAAGAACGCGAGGCAGCAATCACGCTGCTCCGCGTACTGGTGGCCCAACGACAGGAGATCAGACGACATGAAGACCTCACGGAATCGCGGACGCAAGAGGGCAGCACGGAGCACGGCGGCGCAGGCAGCCGTCAGGAAAGCCGAACGCCCTCCATGACAACAGGCAAGGCTCGTGCCTTGATCGACGCCGATCAAGGCACGCAGCTTGACTACGACCTCGCGCAGCGCCGCGGTGAAACCCAACGCGAGTACGAGCTGCGGACACAGGTGCAGCCCGAGGACGAATCGCAGGACGCCGGATTGGACGGTGACGCGTGAATGCAATCGGCACCGGCTCCGCTCCCTCTGTGCCACTAACAAACTGCACATCATCCGACTACTGGTCGCACGACGGCGGCAAGCTCGGCACCAGCAACAGAAAATCCCGGTACAGCCAAGCATTCATGAACGCCCTGTGCGCTCAGGCCGGTTTGGGAATCGTCGAGACCCGTCAGGATGAGGACTATCAAGCTGTTGACTTGGGGTTGAATTATCCTGAGGGAGTTGTCCGTGTGCAGCTCAAATGCTCCAGCGCAAAGACGATGGCGGGAAATTTCGAGACAATCGACCTCGAACAAAGCTGGATAGACAACTGGAAAGAGAACGTAGGTCCCGTCTTCATCGTTCTCGTGGTGGTTCCTGACCAGCTGGCCGATTGGCTCACAAACCACGATCTAACAACCGTTCACGAAACTCATGCGTATTGGACGCGGTACGATAAAACCAGCTCTCGAAAATCTGTTCGATTAAACAAGGTTGACCGAGTAGACCTAGGTACCTTGTTCGAGTGGCGCAACCTGCAGCGGGTTGCATACGGATTGGAGCCGATCGGTGAGTGAACCTACGTTCACGAACGACGTCCGCGCCTATCTGCAAATCGCTGGTTGGCGGGAAATTTCCGCTGGCGCTGCGGGTGAAATGTGGCAGTACTCGGAGGGGGATGACGGGCCGGTCATGATGGGCCTGCCGTACAGCATGGAACCCAAAGGGTTTGAGTACAAGGGGCTCGTGGAGCGAGTGGCCAGGATCGAAAAGCGCTCACAGCACGACGTCGATCGACGGTTACGCTACTTTGGCTTCGACATAACGAACCTCCGCGCGGCAAACGATTATCGAATTGCGGACACCATCTCGCTGGATGCCGGGGCGACTATGACCGAATCGGCCCGACTCATGGTCAGATCCAGCGCAACCACAGCTGAGGGCCCGCGAGTCTCTCTACGCGGAAATTACTCGACATCGGGGGACTCCTACGCCCGCGCGGCCCGCATGGGGCACACACAGCACGGTTCTTACATCATTCCCGTCATGATCCGTGTCGGGTCGTCCGAATCCCGTCAAAAGGTTAGGGAGGAATCTCTCTTCGATGAGGTCGAGGTGCCGCAAGAACGGGCAATCGAATCCCCCGAACGGCGAGTGACACGTACCTTCTCCGAAGCCTTTGCATCAGTAGTCGATCACATCGTTCAGCCGGCGCGCGATCCTCGCGCGAGCGACATCGACGGAATCGTCGCTTCTGGAGTGACCCGGGAATTCGTTCAGGCCCTACACCGGATCATCTCGCACCCAGACGTCGCGCAGTTCGATGCAGAGTTCAGCTGGGCGCCATCTCAGCAACCGGCACCCGGGGCGATCCTGAAACGAAGCTGCCCGTCCGACGCCGCCGAGCTCCTAGATTCCGCGTCGAAACTAATGACGCACACTGAGGTCAAGCGATCTGAGACTCTGACGGGAAAGATCGTCGAGGTTCGACACCAAGAGTCCGACCCTTTCGTCTACGTCAGCATCTCTACGGTCCGTTCTGCACGCGTGACCGAGGTCAGGATTACTCAGCCTGCGGCAAAACTTACTGATGCCCTGGACTGGTGGAAAGACGCGCGCACCGTTGCTGTGCAGGGCGAGGTGCAGCGCGCATCAAGGGGCTTCACGATACGCGCACCTCAATACTTCAAGCCGATCGAGTCTCTGTTTGACTGAACGCATTACACGCGTGTAACTCGTTCTGGCGCAACGAACTTGTCAGACCCGGACCGTATGGTCCGTCGCATGAGATACCACCCATGGCGGCATCTTCGGGACCACCATCCACACATCCACGTCACCTACCCTGACGGTGGAACGGGATGCCTGGGCCGCTGGACCAAAGACGGCATCGAGATCAACCGGACGTCGACGCAGCGGGAACGACGCTGCACTCTTGGCCACGAGATCGTCCACGTCGAGCGTGGCCCGATGCCCGAGGACCGGATGCTGGCGCTGAAAGAGGAGCGTATCGTCGACCGCATCGCAGCGAACCGGTTGATCGAACTGGACCAGCTGATCGACGTGCTGGCATGGAATCGCTACCGCGTCGACGACGAGACAGCAGAGGATCTGTTCGTCGACCTACGCACACTGAAGATCCGCGTGGAGAATCTGACGGACGACGAGCGCGGTCTCATCGACCGCGAACTGGAACGGCGGGCACCATGACACCACTGGACCGCATGATCCTCGACTTCGAGAAGCGGTGGTACCGCGCGCAGGGCAACAAGGAAGCCGACATCGAAGAGGTGTTCAGCCTCTCCCCCGTCCGCTACTACCAGCTCCTCGCGGCGCTGCTCGACGAACCGACCGCACTCGAAGCCGAACCGGTCCTGGTGAACCGGCTCCGCAGGATCAGGGACTCACGGAAGATCGCTCGCCGGACTGCTTGACCGGTTCGATGCGGACATCGTCGATCGAGAACTTCCGCGTGCCCACCGACGACGGCAGGATCGTCACCGACAGATGCTCACGAATCGCCTGCCTCTGATCGAGGATGTCCAGGCGTTTCCAGTTCGCCGCGGCGTTCGGGCCCGCGATGCTCGCCGTCAGCGCCGACGTCGGCACACGGCGAATCTTCGCCGACGCCTGAGTGATCCGCTGATTGATCGCCTTCTCCAGTTTCTGGAAGGACTCGTCCGTGATCTTCTCGTCTGCGAGCTGCTGCACGTAGTGATCGAGTCTGGCCCGCTGACGAGCAACCTCCGCCACTAGCTCTGCGTTGTCGCCCGTGTCGGCCGGCGCGATCACGTGGCGCGTCAGGATGTCGATGAGCCGCATCTCGACGTACTCCTCCACCAGATCAGCACGGCGCACTACACAGCTCCTCCCGCTGCACACATATCGCGCCGTCTTCGACGACGGCGGATCGAAGTACCTCATGCCCTCGCCGCAGACGCCGCACCGCGCGATCCCGGACAGCAGATGCTTCGCCGCGCTCCCCCGGTACGAGACCCGAGACGGGTCCGCGAGAATCCCGAGGATCTGCTGGTGCACCTCGACACTGATCAGCGGCTCCCAGTTCCCCTGGCCCACGACCTCGCCCTGATGGACGAGCAGTCCCGCGTACGTCGGAGTCCCGATCATCGTCCGGATGCGCTGGGGGCGCCACGGCACACCGGCATTCGGGGGCGGCACTTCGCGGCGCTCGAGGTCCCGCGTGATCGCCCAGAGTGATTCGCCGCCGACGAACCGCGAGATGATCTCCCGCACGATCGGCGCGCGCTCAGGGTCGTGCACCCACCTCGCTGTCTTCCCGGTGTCCGGGTCGAACTGGCGACGGTAGCCGTACGGGAGTCGACCACCGTTGCGGCCCTCCAACGCGGCGGCACGTTTCCCTCGGAGCACACGCTCACGGATCTGCTCCGCTTCACGCTCGGCGAGCAAGGCGTCGAGGCCGGTGCCGAATCGGTCGTCACCCTGCGACAGGTCGTAGATCCGGCCCGAGACGCACCACAACACACCGCGGTCCGCGCACAGATCCCGCAGCGTCACGTAGGCCGCGAGGTCGCGCTGCGCACGAGATGCCTCCCACAGCACCAGGACGTCACCGCGTTGCAGTGTGTCGACGAGCTGCCGGTACGCGGGCCGGCGTTTCGTCGACCACCGCGATGCTCCGATATCGTTGTCGGTGAGGACCTCGGCGACAGTCCAGCCCTCACGCTCGCAGACAGCCCGGCACTCGCGTTCCTGGTCCGCGACGGACTTCGCTCTACCACTGTTGTCGGAGCTGACGCGGGTGTAGATGATCGCCCTCATTCGGCGCACGCTATCGGCACCCCCCGACATTATTGGCCGAAGCAGGTGACCCGGTACAGGTCGGCGAGATCAGGACGACCAACTCCGGCATGGGCTTCAAGGGCTTCTACAGGCCCACCGAATGACGGACGAGACGACGAGCGAGCCGATGATCGCGCAGGCGGCTACTCGAGACGACTCGGTACGGGTACGTGCATCCGAGTCCGGCTTGCCTGTGTCCATTCACATCGGTTCGGCCGAACTCCGCTACGGGGGTGCAGAATTGGCTGCCACGGTGCTCGATCTCTGCAGGCGCGCAACCGAACGGGCGCGTGCCGAACGGAGAACACTTCTAGAACAATCGGGGATGAGCAGGGACGTCCTGGACATGCTCGGCCTGCCGTCCGCATCCGACGTCGCGGACGCGGAGAACGAACTGATGGACACCGAGCAGCCACCGTCGTCGTGGATGACACCACTGTGACCGATCCAATCGTCATGCTCGTGGCACACGCGGACCGTGCTCTGGACACCATGCACGAGGCGTCGGAGGCACTGGCATCGCTGCAGGTCACACGTCGCACCGAGGACGGGCACGTGTCGGTCACCGTCGACGGCAGCGGTGCGTTGACCGCGCTGGAGCTGGCACCCGACCTCACGGGAACGTCGGCCCGGGACCTCGGACGAGCAATCGTCGAACTGTCCTCCGACGCGGCGCGGGAAGCTCTCGAACGTCGCGCGGCGATCTTGGACAGGATGCAAAGTTCCCTCTCAGAGACCTGA